CTACTTCGCCGGCCTGACCAGCGCGTACCATTCCGTGAGAACCTCCTCGAAGATGGCGGGCAGGGCGCCGGGTCCGCTAAACACGCGCACTTCGCAGATGGGCGTCAGCCGCGCGCGCAACGTTTGCATTTCCCGGTTTACCTGCGGGGACACGTCGCCGGCGTCCTTGAACAGAACCGTGACCCGGCGCATCGGCCGCTCCGGGTTCTCCGCGCATTCCACCGCGTACTCCACGAGGCGCTTGAAAACGGGGTCGACGGGATCCTGGCCGAAGATTCCCAAAAAGAAGGTGCTGTACTTGATGTTGTCCTTGATCGCCGCTTGCAGCAGGTCGGCGTTGAAGCCGTCGCGGAAGGAAGCGGGTGCCAGAAGCACCCATTCCGGCATAGTCACTCGTTCGGCGAAGGTGGCTATTGCGGCAAGGAAGAGGTCGCGCTCCTCCTCCAAACCGGGCGGGGTGGAGCAAACCAGGCGGTGGATCGTAAATTGACTAGACATGGAACTTGTTCAAAATACAAGGATAACATTGTAGGGCAAGGGTACCAGCCCTAAAGTTGTATTGACACCTAACCCTCCTATAGTCCAATACTACCTTGGGGGGTACTCAGCGTGACAGACAAAGCGGTGGATGCAACGCGCCGTGCATTTTTGGGCCGGGCGTTAGCGGCGGGGTCGATGTTGGCTCTTTCGGGAAACGGGAACGCCTTGGCTTCGTCGCCCTCAACAGCGCTTGCGGTGAACGCCACCGCCGGCGGCTCCCAGGACATACACGTCTTCTTGAACACGCCGGCAACGGGCGCGACCGATGATAGCCCGCAAGTGGTCAGCAGAGTCGACGGCGGTCCGGGGGGAGTCTGGATCAACGGTTCCACGGTGCTGAACGGCTCCAACCGGATCATGCCTGCGGCAGGCCAGTATCGGGAGCTTTTCGGCGCAGCCGCTCTGGAAACGCAGACGCTGATCCTGACGCAAAACATGGCCCCGGCAACGATCGTGATGCGGCCTAATCAGTTTCAGTTGTGGCATATCGTCAACACCGTGCCGGGGATGAGCTTCGACTTCGCCACGTCGCCGAACGGCGTGCAATGGCGGCAAACAGCGTACGACGATCTGCCGTTGGTCTGGGAGAATTTCAGCGCCGCCTCGAATCTGAACGCGGCCTTCACGCTGGGACCCGCCAATCGCGTCGACCTGCTGGTGCAAGCGCCGGCGCGCAAGGGAGTACATGCACTCAGTGTCGCCGGCGACATGCTTACCATTCAGGTGCAGGGGAACGACGACGGGTGGCGGCCGGCAGCCGGGATGACGGCGTTTCCCACCGCGCCGGCGCTGTATCCGCAAACACCGGCGGCGATGAAGGACATCGCTTCATCGGAGATTGGCTTGAGCCGCAAGATTACCTTTGCCAGCGCGACACCCGGCGTCAGTTTGGGAGCCGACCAACCGCTCATACAACTAGCGGCGGCCGAACAATGGCAGGTGTCGAACACTACTTCCGCACCGCGCACTTTGCATTTGGATAACCTGCCGTTTCAAGTGACCGAAATCTTCGATCCCGCGACGATGAGCGCCCCGCGCATACTTGCGCCTCCGTGGAAGTGGGCGGATACTATCCAGATTCCGGCCTCGACCGCTAACGTTTCCGTGCCTGGGTATGTGACTCTGCAACTGCGCGGAGGACGCCGCATGGGTCCGGCGCCTTATGCCTACCGCATCGCTTTGTTCCACTCGGTGCCGATGGTCAGTTCCGCGGCGGGTAGATTCCGGTCAACGCAATAATGAAGTTCAAAACCTGATAGGGCGGCAGGTTGTTGTGGGCTGCGCTGCTTCCCGCGTTTTGAAGTCCGGCCGCGCTCATGTTGCTTCCACCGGAGGCGGGTCCGTAGATCGTGTCGGTGGGGGCGCCGGAACCGAGGCAGGTGTTGGCCGCAGGGGTCTTTGCCTGGCCGCTCTTGGCCGCCGTCGCGGCCCAAATCGCGTGGGTGTGGACCGGCATCGTCGTCTGGATCAGCGTAACCGTCGCCGAGCCGCCGGTCTCACCGATAACCCGGTCCGTCAATCCTGGTCCCTGTCCTTGTCCCACGGGAAAGAGCCCCTCCAGGTTCGGCAAAGCAAAAGTGGACGAACCGTTCCCACCGTAGTAAGTGCCAATGAGGGAGAATAGCGCCGTGTATTGCTGGATGGGTAGGATTTGCCCCTGGCAGAAGGCATAGCCTCTGGGAGCAAAGTTGCCCGCGAACATTTGAATCTCCCCAAGAAATGGTTGAGACATGCTGATTCTCCTCAGTTACTCGAGGGGAAGATCCCCACGAGCGCGATGCAGAAATTCAACACGAGATAGGGCGGCATGTTGTTGTGCGCCTGCCCGCCCCCCTGGGACACGACCGCATTGGGATTCATCGTGACGTTCCCGCTGCTAGCGTAGAAGGCGGCGTTCGTACCTGCCCCCGGAAGCAGGCCCGCCGGCGAATGGCTGGTGGCGGCCGCCCCTGCCAGGGGAATGTGCGTATGCGCGGGCATCTCCGACGCGATTAGGGTGTGGTTTGCCTCACCGCCGGTTGCTCCCAGAGGGTAGCCGTTGGCAACGGCCATCGTCGAGCGGCCTTGCAGGTTGGGAAGGCCAAAGGTGGTTGTTCCGTTGCCGCCGTAGGTTGTGCCCAGAAGGGCAAAAAGCGCCTGATTCTGGGCGATCGACATCGTTTGTCCATTGCACATCGCCCAGCCTTTGGGAGCAAAGCCAAACGGGAAAACAAAGACTTGCGCGATATAGGGTTCAGACATTGGATTGATTCCTCTTGAGCTAGTTCTGCGACGGGTAGACTCCGAACAGCGAAATAATGAAACTGACTACGAGATAGGGCGGCATGTTGTCGTGCGGCTGACTGCCACCAACAGTACTCGCCGCAGGATTGGCCAAGGCGTCCGCGGAAACCGGCGCATTGGTCGTGAACCAAGACGGTCCCGCGCTGGGGACGTTGTTGGTCGGCGAGGTTGACGTGGTCGAGGAGGAGGCGTTTTGGGCGAGTTGTGTATGGGTGTGGACGGGAATCTGGTTTAACGTCAAGGTCACCGTCTCCGTTCCGCCGATTTGTCCAAGAACGAAACTTCCACCTTGATGAACGGGAATCCGCCCGCGAAGATCCGGCAGGCCGAAGGTGTTCTGGCCGTCCCCGCCAAAGGTGGTGCCGATCAAGTTGTAGAGGGTTTCGTATTCCGAAATCGGAAGGAGCTGGCCCTGGCAGAACATCCAACCGGCTGGCGCGAAATTGCCGCCGAACATAGTAATCATGCCAACGAATGGCTGAGACATTCCCAATCTCCTTGTTAGCGTCGCGGGGGGCTCCAAACCACCGTACTGTGCGGCGCAGGTCCTGTCAAGGGGATAGTGGCTTAAGGACGCTGCGGGAAAATCCCACTTAGCGCAATGATGAAGTTCAGGACCTGATACGGCTGGATGTTGTTGTGCGGCTGGTTGCCGCCCTGCGGGGCCATTCCTTGGGCGTTCATGTTGCTGCCGCCGGTCGCAGGTCCGTAGACCACTTCCGATGGAGCTCCGGAACCGAGGGAAGCGGTGGGACCCGGAGTGTTTGTCAGGCCGGCCTTCAAGCCGGTTGTGGCCCAGATGGCGTGGTTGTGCCCCGGCATGGTGCTTTGAGTCAGCAGGACCGTTGGCTCGCCGCCGGACCCGCCCAAGCTCCGATCGGTCAATCCCGGGCCCTGCCCTTGCTGCATCGGCGCGATGCCTTGCAGGTTGGGCAGCCCAAAAGTGGTTGTGCCGTTCCCGCCGTAGGTGGTGCCGAGCAGGGAGAACAACGCGGTGTACTGGCGGATCTGCAGAAGCTGCCCCTGGCAGAGGGCCCACTGATTGATGGCAAAGTTACCCGCGAAAATCCGAATCTCTCCGAGGAATTGGTTGGACATGGTGTGATGGCCTCAGTTTCTCGAGGGGTAGATCCCCGTAAGTGCGATGCAGTAGTTGACAACGAGAGAAGGTGACATGTTGTTGTGCGCCTGATTCTGTCCCACCGGCTGGACCGAGGCGAGATTCATATTGGTGTTGGACGCGGCGGCGTAAAAGTTTTGGGTGGTATTCGAGCCCGGAAGAAGTCCCGCAGGCAGATGGTTGCTGGCGGCGGCCCCAGCCAGGGGAGTGTGAGTGTGGGTCGGCATTTCCTGGGTGCTCAATGTGTGGGCTGCTTCCCCGCCGGTGGCCCCGATCGCAAAGCCCGGACCCATGCTCACCGGCACGCGTCCTTGCAGGTTGGGAAGCGCAAAGTTCGTCCTGCCATCACCCCCGTAGGTGGTTCCCAGGATGGAAAAAAGCGCCTGATTCTGGTTGATCGGCATGAGCTGGCCATTGCATTGAGCCCAGCCTTTAGGTGCATAGCCGAAACCGAACATTTTGACCTCGCCGAGATACTGGCTACCCATATGTTTTCTCCTTTGAGCTAGTTCCGCGACGGGTAAAGCCCGTTGGTGGCAATGATGAAGTTGATCGGCAGAAACGGCATCATGTTATCGTGCGGCAGGCTGCCGCCCACGGTCGAGGTGGGGGGACTGGCTAATGCGTCCGCCGACACCGGAGCGTTGGTCGTGTACCAGGACGGTCCCGCGCTGGGAAAATTGTTCGTAGGCGTCTTCGAGGTGGTCTTGGTCTTGTCGTTCTGGGCCATTTGCGCGTGGGTATGGGCGGGAAGCTGGGCGGCGGTCAACGTCACCGTCTCCTGCCCGCTCTGCTGCCCCAGCGGATTGCTCGACGACATATGGATCGGCAGCCGGCCTCGCAAATCGGGCAGCGCGAAGGTCTGGGTCCCGTCGCCGCCATAGGTGGTGCCGAGCAGGGTGTACAGAACGTCGTATTGCGAAATTGGAAGGAGCTGGCCCTGGCACAGCAACCAGTCGACTGGGGCGAAATTGCCGGCAAACATTCGGATTTCACCTACGTATTGGTCGGACATCGTTTTCCTCCATGTGCAAATTACCGCAAACCAGGCAGCGGCGTCAAGTACATATTTTGTTCAAACCGGCAAGCCGTGCTTGGCCCGCAATTCCCGGCAGGGCCGCCCGCCGATTTCGAAATAATGGCACACCAGCGGACGGTCGGGATATATCGTACAACGATAAGGCGGCCCGGTCAGGCACGGACACGCGTGATCCGCATCGGTGGTTCCAAACCGCTCCATCAAAGCGGTTTTTTTTTCGCTCTCAAAACGTTGGATGTCCTGCGGATAGAGGTACAGCGGTCCGCCCAAGTGGATGCAGCACAATCCGCATTCCGCGCAATCGTACCCGGGCTTATCCATTTCTATGGGGAGTCGTGGACTTCATACCACTTCCCGGCGCCGTCGCTCACTACACAGACCACTTGCCGCGGGGATGCGTTTGGCGCATAAGAGGTGGTGGTGGTGGCAGGGCTGCCGGTTGTCTCAGAGATCACGTCCGCACCTTGCGTCTTCAAGGTCAGGGCGTGCGTTACCACGCCGTGAGCCACGGTACTGACCATACAAACATAGCGCCCCGATCCGACAGTTGCGGTCAGCGGCAGCGTAAGCGTCGGACTGGCGGCAGTAAAAATGTAATAGACGGATGAATCCGAGGCAAGGGCGGTAAGGGTGGCTGCCGCCGTTACCGTCGCGTTGAGCGTGTTCCCCGTCGGCCCGTTCGTGCCGGTAGCTCCCGTTGATCCCGTTGGTCCGGTGGCGCCATTCGCGCCAACGCTGCCCTGGTTGCCTTGCGCTCCTGTATGCCCAGTCGGTCCAGTAGACCCTGTAGGGCCTGTGGCGCCTGTACTCCCGATCGATCCAGTTGCTCCGGCGTGTCCCGTGGGACCCTGGCTGCCAGTTGGGCCGGTGGGGCCGGTTGGTCCCGTTGGTCCAGTACCGCCGGTTGTGCCGGTTGCGCCGTTACTGCCGGTTCCGCCGGTTGGCCCGGTTGTCCCATTTGGCCCGGTCGTTCCAGTTGCGCCGGTTGGCCCGGCCGGTCCTTGCGAGCCATTCGGCCCGGTCGGTCCCTGGTTTCCCGTTGTTCCGGCGAGGCCGGTGGCACCTGTGGCACCGGCCGGTCCCGCACTTCCGGTGACGCCGGTTGGTCCGGCGGGTCCCGTTACGCCGGTAGCTCCAGTGGGTCCGGCCGCACCTGCCACACCCGTGGCGCCATCGGCTCCCGTTGGCCCGGTTGCTCCCGCGGCACCCTGAATCGCGACATCGAGCAAAGCGGGATGGCTGGTATACTGACTCTCTTTGCTATCGAGGAAAACGGATGTCGAGCCGGTGGCCGTAATCTCGATGCCCATGTTTGAGCTAGGGGTTGTGACCCACCCCTGAACCTGCGCGGTCACGTCGATCAGCAGGAACGAGTTCACGGTACTCGCGCCGATCGTGGCGAAGACACTGCCCACCGTTGGCTGGCTGTTGAACGTGACAATGTTTTCGTTGAAAGCCGATGTTACCGCGGCAAAGGACAGAGTTCCACCTGTGGCCACGTTGTTCACGTAGAGACGCAAGTAGGCTTTGTTCACAGTGGCGCCGGACGGGAGCGTGGAAAGATCGAACCGCACCAAGGCGGAATCCGTGGCGCTGACGTGCAGGAACGGCATCGCCCCAAAATTTGCGGACTTGGCGGTGAAGCTGATGTAAGTGTCGGCGGCCAAAGGCGCGTCCGCCGCCCACACTGCGGGAACCGGGCACAACACTGCGGCCAGCACGAAGAGCGCGGCTCCTGCTGCCATCCGGGTTCGGCGAGAAGTATTAGATTGCATACCACACCGTCCCGTCACTAACGAAATCCGCGAAGAACGACGCGCCGCCGGTCAAGGTCGTAGCACCCGAAGGGCTACTGACACTGATGATCAAATCCCCGCCCGATGAATTGATGGTTAGGGCACTTCCAGTGCCCGTCGCACGAATCGAAATCCACTTGCCGGCCGCGGTGTTGGCGCGGGGCAGCGTAACCGTCGAACCGGCCGGCACTAAGAAAATGCGCCCCGTGTCGCCGGCACTAATCGTTGTGCTAGTGGAAACGCCAAACGCATTCATGAACGTTGCACCAGTCACACCGGCAATACCTGCGCTTCCCGTCCCACCTTGAGATCCAGTTGCACCCGTCGAACCCGTCACTCCGGTAGCACCGGTATTTCCCTGTAGCCCGCTACTTCCCGCGGGTCCATTCGGTCCGGTTGATCCTGTCGATCCCGTAGAACCGGTGGCGCCTGTCGGCCCCGTTACGCCAGTCGCGCCGGTTGTCCCCGTGGGTCCTGTGGCACCAGCCGATCCCGCCGTACCAGCCGAGCCCATTGGACCAGTAGCTCCCTGCGAACCAGTTGCTCCTTGCGGTCCGGCGCTGCCCGTTGAACCGGTAACACCCACTGGACCCGTTGTGCCCGTGGGACCCGTGGAACCTTGCGAACCGAGCGGTCCAGCGTTTCCGGTGGGGCCGGTCGGCCCGGTAACTCCGCTACCCGCGGGACCTGTGGGGCCGGTTGGGCCGGTTGGTCCGGCGACATTGTTGGTGGGTCCGGTTGGCCCTGTCGCACCGGTCGGTCCTACCGCACCCGCCGGCCCGTTGAGGAGAATCTCCAGCGTCGCAGGATGACTGGTATTGGTGTTTTCCTTGCTATCGAAGAAGATTGCCGTCGAACCCGGATTAGCGGTTAGGATAAACCCGTTGTTCGTGGCGCCGTTCAGCCACAACGCCACCTGGCTGGTGACATCCACCCAGATGTAAGTGTTCCCGGCAGTCACCGTGATCCCGCTTTGAATGACCGTTCCCGCGCCTACGCCGGAGGTCCCGCTGACCGAGCCTTCCGACCAGGAAGCGTTGGCCGGGGCTAGATCGAATCCGCCGCTGCTGACGACCGTATTCACATACAACCGCAAAGTCGCACGGCTGACGCGAGAGCCAGTGGTTCCCGCCGGCAGTTTGCTCAGGTCAAAGAGCAGCAAGCCCTGGGAACTGGTATTACCACCCACGGCGACCAGCGGAGCAGCGCCGAAATTGGCCGCATTTCCGGGAATGATCGAGGCATCACCGACCAGCGGAGCGGTATCGGCCCAGGCCCTCGCCGAGAACATGGCCGAGAACATGGCCGGGAAAAGGACCGCCGCCGCTATCGTGGCCATCGTCGCTTTCATCGGCAATGTTGGTCTCTTCACGTTCATGTTCTCCGCGATCAATTTCCGTCCAATACGATCCAGTTTCCGTTTCCGTCAGAAACGACGTGCATGTAGTACAGGAAGTAGTCAACGTTGGTGCCGCCGCAGTTGGTGGAATCCAAACTGAGACCGTCATGAATAATATGCTCGCCCGTCTGGGCACAGGGAACCAGGACCGCGAAGGACGTAAAATACTTCAGAATCAGGGTGATTGTTTTTCCCTTCGCCCCACCACTCGCTGCTGTGGCGCTGGGTAGCCTGACGTTGATCTGCTCGCCGCCGGTCCCACCCGCCCCAGTGTTGGTGGTGTCGCAAGTGCCGGGGACGGCGGTGTTTGAATCGGCGTCGAAGATCAGGAAGAACTCATGCGTCGAGTCGCTGTTAAAGCTCGTCGACATGTCGAAAGGCGAACCGGCATTGCAGTTGGTGGCGCTTCCGAGAATGGTCGATGTGGTTCCGTTAAAGAAAAACGCGTTCGTGATTACGCCGGTTGCGCCGGTCGGTCCTTGCGGACCTTGATTACCGGCCACGCCAGTGTTTCCAGCGTTGCCCGCGCTTCCCGCTCCACCCGCCGGGCCGCCAGGACCCTGCGGTCCTTGATTCCCGGTTGCTCCAGTTGCGCCGACCGAACCCGTCACACCCGTGGGTCCTGTGCTCCCGGTTGGACCCGCAGGCCCAGCAGGCGACGATCCAGTAGCACCCGTCGCACCCCTGCTTCCTGTGTTGCCGGTTGGTCCGGTTGGTCCGCCAGGCCCCGAGTTACCGGCAGTTCCGGTCGGCCCGTTGGGGCCTGTCGATCCTGCCGGTCCGGTTGAACCCGCGTTCCCGGTGACGCCGGTTGGTCCCGTTGTTCCGGTTGGACCCGTCGCGCCTTGCGAACCCGTAGCACCCGCCGGTCCGTTAGGTCCCGTGGTTCCCGTAGCGCCGGTTGGCCCAGTCGTACCGGCTGATCCCGTTGAGCCGGTCGGGCCAGTGGATCCGGTTGCGCCCGCCGAACCGGCCGGTCCGGCCAGATTGATCTCCAACGCCGGCGCATGACTGGTCAGGATGTTTTCTTTGGTGTCAAAGTACCAATCCGCCCCCGAAGCAGTAGGATTCACAACAAAGCCGTTGTTGGTTGTTCCATTGATCCATGCCTTCACCTGCGTCGTGACGTCGACCACAATGTAGGCGTTGGCGATGCTCACCGGCACACCTGTCTGGATGGCCGTTAGGGCTGAAACACCCGTGCTGTAAGTGACGGTGGACTCGCTCCAGGATCTGTCCGCGGAGTAGAGATCGAAAGTCCCGCCAGCAGCGACTCTGCTGACATACAAGCGCAACGTAGCGACGGTAACTTGGCTCGCGGTTGTCCCGGCAGGCAGGTTGGTCAAGTCAAACAGGAGCAGCCCAGGCGAAGCGGTTCTCACATGGGCGAAGGGAAGCGCACCAAAATTGGTGCTGCTGCTGCTATTGTCCACGTAGGCGTCATCGGTCAACGGAGCGATCTGCGCGGAGAGCGTTGCGGAACAAATGCACGTGAAGACCACGAACAACAATACTTGGCCGCGCGCAAACCAGCGGCGGCAGCCCGTGGGGGCTGCCCTACTGTCGTTCGCGTGTTTGAAGGCCAGTAACATGTCTTTGCTCCGGGTCTCCGGGTTTACTGGCAGTGCATCGAAACGTTGATGATTCCCTGTCCGGTGGCCAAGCCTGCGCCGCTCGCCTGTATGGCGATGGTGTGTCCCGCTGTCACAGCCACCGATTGGCCGGTCATGGAGCCGCCCGTCCCGTTCGAACTGAGGCCGCTGGCCATTAGGGCCGTGGAAACATTGTCGATATAGAGCGTCGCGGTGACTGTACCGCCGAGGCCGTAACCCGGCTGCACTTGGCTGGGCGAAATATAGATCGAGTCAAAGCTACAAGAGAAAGGTATCGGCACCGCCACCTGCAGGTAACTGGTGTAGAGCCCGCCAACCGTCGCATCTCCCGACGCGTTCGGCGAGAAGTAGAAGGAACTGACATTGGACGGATTCAGCACGCTGGCCGAGAACGTCACGCCCGCGCCGGCCGCGCCGGTACTGCCCGTGCTGCCAGTGGGGCCGGTTGGGCCAGGGACAAACGAGGCTGCGCCCGTTGTACCCGTCGCGCCGGTGGCGCCTTGCGATCCGGTGACGCCTTGGATGCCTTGTGAACCGGTCGATCCGGTGACACCTTGAATTCCTTGTGAACCCGTCGATCCGGTCGCGCCCTGGATTCCTTGCGATCCGGTCGATCCGGTGACGCCCTGAATTCCTTGTGAACCCGTCGCTCCGATGACACCTTGGATACCCTGCGATCCGGTCGATCCGGTGACGCCCTGAATGCCTTGTGATCCGGTCGATCCGGTGACGCCCTGAATTCCTTGTGAACCCGTCGGTCCAGTGACGCCCTGGATGCCCTGCGATCCGGTCGATCCGGTGACGCCCTGGATGCCTTGCGATCCGGTCGATCCGGTGGCGCCCTGAATGCCCTGCGATCC